GACCAGCCTCAATTACACCTGTAAGCTTTGGAATTTGTGTGATGTTTACACCGAAATTACCAGTACGCAAAGCATTTGTTTTGGTGAAATATGAAGCAACCGAACCTGATTTTTCAAAATCAACTATATCAATAGGATCATATACACCTTTGTCATCAACAGGCCAGTGAAGAACCAAACGAAACATCCCTTGATAAATTTGTTCTTCACCCCAATAACGATCACTCTGATTATTTGGAATAAAAATTACTTCAAGATATTTTTGATCATCAGGAATTTCAAAAGTACGCCCTAACATTTTCACGGGTAAATCTGGTGTATCACTTGCGGCAATAGCAAAAAGCGTTGCTGTTTGAAGCGTTTTAAGAACAAGTTTGTTTGACATTATTTAATCCTAGCCTTAATTTGTCTTGTCACTTTATCAACAATTGAAGGCCAATTTTGAACAGCAGATGTAAGAAAACCATCATATGTTTCACGGTGTTTAGCATAATTCGCAGTCCAACCAAAGAACACCGACATTCCCAACTTTAACTTTGCAAGCGTTGTCACAACTGTTGTATCACGCCAATCATATTCACCTGGTTCATCGCTGTCAGGTCGAACGGGACCGGTTGGCATTCCGTTCAAAGACATTTGCCCTGAAGCCCTTAAAAAACCAGTATCAACACGCATCTTACCACCTTTTGCCACGGGTGTTTGTGCTTGGTCAACAACTTCTTGTGTTGATTGCCGCGCAAGTGCAATCAGTCGTTTTTCAGTTGTTATAATTATGTCATCAACTTGTGATGAAAATTTCTTGACCACGTTGTAAAATTCCATGTTGCACTGTTCATAGACACCTGATAGACATTCTTTCAACAGTCCGTTTAGGTTGATCGTATGTCACGCAAAAGAATTGAACATCTTGAAAAAGAACTTGGTGATCCTTCAGAATTCATCATCACACATGAAAACCGTAACATGGTCATTCAATGGGCGATTTTAAAAGGTCATCCATCTGTTCAAGTTCATTCCATGCGTAACGTTGATCTTGTAAATTTATATCACGAAAGCAAACCAAAAGGCAAGACAAGTTATGAACAAGAACTTGCTGCTGATATGTTTGTTAAAATGGTGAATGCTTTTCAAATTGCACAAGTTGATAGATCAATGGTGCAAGAACTTATTCTTGAAGGAACTTTGCATTACCGAACTGAATTGATCATGAAAATTGTTGCTGCAAACCATCCTGCAATGATGGTTGGGCCAGCCGGTTGCGGTAAAACAAGTATAGGTGAAAAAATTGCTGAATGTTTACAACTTCCATTTTATGTAACATCAACTATTAATGACACACATGAATTAACAGGTTTTGTTGACGGTTACGGTAAATATCATTCAACACCTTTCAGACAGGCTTTTGAAAATGGTGGTGTTTGGATTGCAGATGAAATTGATGCATGGGATGCATCAGCATTGCTTGCCGCAAACAGCGCTTTAGCAAATGGTTTTTCAACGTTCCCTGATATTTCTGAACCACTTGTAAGGCATAAAGATTTTAGAATGATTGCAACCGCTAACACTTTTGGTTCTGGTGCTGATCGCGTTTATGTTGGTCGCAACGAACTAGACGCGGCAAGCTTAGATCGTTTTGCGGTTGTTGAAGTTGATTATGATTTAACACTTGAAAGAATGTTTTCAAACGGTAACGAAAGATGGTTGCAATTTGTTTGGAACATAAGAAAAAAAGTTGAAGAAAAAAAAATCAGACATGTTGTTTCATCCCGCGCAATCATAATGGGATCAAAAGCTTTGAATGCTGGAATTTCGTTTAAAGATGTTTGTTCGATTTACCTATTCAAAGGTATGAGCAATACAGATTTGAAAAAAATACAGGAATTTGATTAATGTATTTTGTAAGCGGTAACACACTGAAGCATAAAAATCGCATTAGAGATTTAGGCGGATTTTGGGACAATTCCTATAAGGTTTGGCGTTTTCGTTCTCTTAATGATTTTACAAGACAAGAACTTGAAAAATTAGATGGAATTGAAATTGAAAAATTCGAACAAAAACCGTCTGCAATTTCTCGCAGAAATTTACAGTTTGACAATTTCAAACCTACAAAACCAAAACGTCCAGAAATCAAAACCAAAATGTTCGGAAATGATCAAACTTATTTCAATTATTTCAACAAAAAAGACCCTGTTTGTTTTTTTGGATTTGACAGCGTTGCTGAACTTATAAAATACATCAAAGAAATTCCAAACAGCGTAAAATCAGACAGTGATAGAAATTCACCTTGGGATTATGGCGAAGACTTTACAGGAACTAAATCAATGTCACATGCTTTAGACCTTTGTGAAAACGGATGGTCAGAGGGTGTGGAAAAGGCCGAAAAAATTACAGAAAATTTGTCAACAGAATTTGCACAAGGTAGAAAGCAAATCAAAAGTTTAACAGGAGGTCGCGTAAACGTTGGTGCAATGCTTTCTGGAAATCCTGTTCACATGAAAAAGAAAGCAAAAGCTAAAAAAAGAAAAGTCGTAACAATTTTTGCAAGTGTCGGAATGATTGCGAAAATAACAACGAAAAACGCTATATTAAGGGCTTGCGCTGTTTGTGCTGTAGCTGACATATTGGAAAAAAACGGTTACAGTTGTGAAATAGTTGCAACTAACGCGAACACAAACGGGGCAATCACAGTTATTCAAACTGCAACAATTTTGAAATCGGCAGGTGAAAAACTAAATTTAAATGACGTTGTTTTTGCAATGGGTCACCCGTCTTTCGAAAGAAGATTTCATTTTGCCTTGACGGTTTCGACAATGCACGCGAAAAGCATTTGGTCTTCACAAGGCGGAATGCAACACGCATTTAAAAAAACAAAAGACAACGAAATTTACATAAGTCATTTGACACCCGAAATGCAAAATGAAATCCCTAAAGGTAGCGATGAACAAAAAGTGAAGAAAATTTTAGAAATGATTGTTCCAAACGGTTTAATTGACTTCACTTAACCAATCAATTTTTGTTCTGACTTTACATCTGCAATTGATGGTTTCTTTTGCTAGATTTTTTCTGTCATTCGGCAAACTTCTATCTTGCGGAAACATGACACGGACGCCGTTTGGAAAAACAAATGGTTCGTCTAATCCTACAGGCTTGTGTCGATCCATTGCCAAATGTGTGTTGCGTGTTCTGCCGTCTGGTCCTGCACTATCCCAAAATCTTTGAACGCCGCTTTTTCCCATCGCGCCCATGTCTTGCGCTTGCTTCATTGCTTCGTGATCCGCGTGGTTCAAAGCTTCCATTGCTGCATCACGTGCAATTGTTTCGCCGCGCAACTTTAACATTCTGTCGTGATATTTACCGACAAGACTGTTTTTCAATTCTGCGTTGACGTTTCCCTGATCAAAAGCATTTCTGACAATGCCGTCAAATCTTCTGTCTCTTAATTCGCGTGTAAAATATCTTTCATCTAAATCATCAAGATCGTTGCGCATGTTCGCAACAAACTTTTGTTGGTTCTGATTTATGCCGACTACACCACCCACGCGGCGATTTGTAGAACGGTCATAACGTCCAACAATATCTAAAGCTAAGTTGCGCGGATTTCGACCTTTTTCATTTCCTGCGAATAAAATGTTTTTGATGTTTTGTCGTGTATCTTCACCAATACGTTCGACAAGACTTGCGGAGCGTTCTTTTATCCATTTTTCCGCCCGCACGTTTCGAACATCAAAGCGAAAGACAGCAGGGCCATCGGGGGTGAACAGTCGTCTAGGAAATGTTGCCCCTGTCGCCATGCCGCCCGCTTCGTATGCGCGTTCTATGGCGGACGTAATGGGTCGCATAGCGGCTTCACCATATCCCAACAATCTGAAAACTCTTTCTGCGTCACCAGCCTGAACAGCGTTAGCTATGTCCTTCAGGGTTGCCCGGTCAACAATATCAGCAACAGCCAAAGAAAAAGCTTGTGCAATTTCTGGAAACATCTTTTTAAAAAGTTGATCAATGTTCATTTTAAGAATTCACAATAACAGTGTAAGCAACCGTTACACCTGTAGGGGGTTTTTTAAAGATTTTTACAATTTTATGTTCTGTTTCACCCAACTTAATGAAGTCTTTTTCAGTAGGTTCTAAGCCTTCTATAACACCAAACGTGACTTGTAAATCTGAAGCAGTTGCAAAACCGTTGCTAACGTATTTGAACGAAACACCACGTGAAACAGCATCAAGCTTTGTTAGCGTTTTGGTTGGTTCACCGGGATCATCTTCAGGACCGTTCCCCGGTGTGACTGTTATGAGATGGATTTCCGTTTGATCAAATTCAGAAAGAAGGTCTGAAGCAACTTTTTGCATATCATCATAAATTGTCATTTTCTTACCATTTTGTTGTTGACACTGTTTTACTTACATTCTAAACAAGGTTTACCGAAACAAACAAACGCAAAAATTAACGAAAGTGAAAAGAAAATGTCAAAATCCAAAAACGCAGCAGGATCAGTTCTGCCAAATGCCGCAACTACAGCTTCGCCCGAAACCGGAGCAAAGGCAACAAAGAAACCTCGCGTTGCGCCTGAAATTACAGCAATTTCAGCAAAAGTTGAAATGCCAGCTTCGGCAAGTTCTCGCCGTGGCACAAAGTCACTTTATCCTTTTGACGATCTGGTTGAAGTCGGTCAATCTTTTGGTGTCAAAAATAAGACTGCCAGCGACATGTCGTCTATTGTCAGCAATCAAAACCGTAAGAACCGCGAAGACGTTTTTGACGAAAACGGCGATACCGTTTTTGAAACCAAGACAATGAAAGGTGAAGATGGTGTTGAAATTCAAGTTCCAACAAAAAAGCCACTTCAGAAAGTGAACAAATTTTTCTTTGTTGTTGATGCTGAAAAGAACGATCCTGACGGCGCAAAGTGTCGCGTGTTCCGTAAGGTTTAACCTGACACACATTGTCGAAAACACAAAGAAAGGCGTTGCAATTTTGCAGCGTCTTTCTTTTATGAAATCGTTCTTTCGCCGCTTAAAGATGAACTTTGCGAACCCCCAATCAAGTTTGACATAATATCGTTAACGATTGAAAAGTTTGTTTGTATTTCAGAAACATCACTGTAATTTACATAAGTAGCAGAAACAGCACCATCAACGGAAACTTGTCTATATTGATTTGGCGTAAAATCTTTAGACAAAGAACCGGGATTTTTTCCGTGTTTCAGAGCTAATTCATAAGTTGCGTTTTTGATTTCATCGGGTGTTTCATCGGACGGGATTAGATAATCGTAAAAGTCATAATGTCCTGTTCTTGGAAATTCTCTTTTTTGTGACCGACCACCCGTTTTCAAACCTTTGAAATCGCTTCTGTGTTTCGCGTCAATCCATTCTGAACCGACCAGCAACATGATTTCAATTTCAACATCTGTAAAATCTGCAATGTCGATCTGATTTCCACGCCCGTTATGATAGTCTTTAAAGCCTTGAACATCACCGTAATACATTGTGTTAGTTCCTTCAAAAAAAAAAGCAAAGCAAATAAAATTGCTTTGCTTTTGAAAATTGTCGATTACTTCAGAGCAACAATGTCAGCCCAAGCTTTTGCTTCGCTTGAATAACCGCTTTTGTTAATCCCTTCAATATCTTCAATTCGATCACCTTGTTCACTTACAACGAACCATTTTCTGCCTTCTTTTGAAACAAGCATTTGGGAACGTGCAGCGGCCTTGTCAGCAGCTTCAGCAGCGGCCAATGTGTGAATTTCTTCATCGAAATCTGAAGCGTTAATCACAACAGGACCGTTTTCTGTTTGAATGGTCATAGTGTCTAG